CTTAACTTTTTTAGTGACGAATTTATTTTCACTGCTACCGCCAAGATTATCACTCTCGAACTCACGCACTTTACGAATCTTACGAGGATCGATATAGCGAAGTTCCTGAATACCTTTGCGAGGTGCAGTAGTATCAATCATCACATGATAGTTAATTCTGCCGTCAACGTACCACTTTTGAAACGTTTCGTAGCCAGTGTTCGAAAAGTCTAAGAGCTTTAAGATATTGTCAAACTCTTCTCTAATCTTTTTCTTCACGCCATCTGATAGGTCTACATCGTCTGTCACACATTCAACCACTTTTTGATCGAATGTAATACAGATTGCTTCATTCACAATATCATCTACTGCTTGAGAAACTTCTGGTTGTTGTAGCATAGTTCTATACTTTTGAACTAGCTCGGCTTCAGACTTAGCTGTGCCGTCCATATCCAGGAAGCTACTGACACCAGTACCCGTTGCGGCAATATTTACAGAGCCGTCTTCGTCATTAGCTTGAACGAAAGAAGGTATATTCTTATTTTCGTCCTGCTTTCGTTTGATCGAAAAGCCAAATAATTCCATAGTTTATCCTCTAATAAAGGGAGAGTACAACTCTCCCCTAATTATTTCAATTATACGTTGGTGCCAGCGTTGCCAGTGATACCACCAGAAACGTTCCACCAATCGTATTGAAAAGTCACATCAAATCGTTCGATATCATCAGTTGTATTCCAATCCATGCCGATAGCGGCAACACTAGAAGGATACAAACCGTTAAAATTGTATACTCTAAGAGGAACACCAGTCTTGGAATACTGAGTGATCTGCGCTTGAGTCTTGTAAGCAGACGAAGCCGCTGTACCAAGTTGTCTTACGTTGCCTTCATGAGAGTTGATGGTAGCCATCCATTGTTCCATAGCGTTACGGATTAAGAAGTCTTCATCGTTCATGATAGTAACAGTCCATTCAGCGAATGTTCTGTCACCAGCAATCTTTACTTTTCTACCAAAGTACGGAATTTCGATAGTACCCAGAGTTGATTCTGGGATTTGAGCCGCCTGTACCATGAAAGGTGTCTTAAGGTTAGCTATTCCATTGATCGGATTCGTGATCGCAACTTGGAATAGAGACGCTTTAGCACCCCCAAAGGTCAGTTGGCTTTTAATTTCATTAATGTTGAAAGCCATTAGTTATATCTCCTTGTGGTTATATTTATCAAAACTGACCTACGATCTCGCTAAACTCTACGCCCGATCTAACGGCAACGAAGTTAAGCTGGATGAAGTTGATAGAGCGAGCTGGCTTGATATAGATATCGCCAACAAACTGGTTAGAATCAATGACTTGAGCAGTGTTATTTGTTTCGTCACAAACAACTTTGAAGTCATAGATGCCACGTCTGCCCTGAACATCACGCAAGAAAGGTTCAACTAAATTTGTAAACTGGGCTCTCGTAAAGTCATCGTTGAATTCGAACAGAGTAGACTTAGCGGCTGTGCCGATAGTTTTCTCAAGTACGATAAACAATCTACGAACGTTGATACGATCAAATGCACTTACAGTAGAAGTGAATGTCTTATCTCCGAACAGTACTGTACCTTGACCTGGCTGAGTAACCACTGGGTTAATGCTATTCTTATATAGCAAATCTCTCTGAGCTTTAGATGGATTTACAAGCAGTTTAACAACGTTCTTAATGTTGCCTCTATTGTAACCAGCAGGAGAGAACCAAGGATCTCTTACGTCATCAGTTCTTGCACACAGTCCAGCTACGTCAGCATTCAATGGGATCCAACGATAAACGTCTGCGTACTTATCGTACTGATATTTATAACCACTGTCAACCACTGCAAATGTGCTTGAAGACAGAGTGCCAGTGAAGTTGATGATATTATCGACAGTCGTGTCAGTCAACTCAGGAGAGATGAATGCAACGCAATCTCTACGAACTTCGCAGATATTGTCGATGATGTAGTTAGCAAGTGTCGTGCCTTTAGCCTTACCTTGAATGACAAACGAGATGTCTACCTCAGAAGAGTCAACATATAAGTCATATCCAGCTGCCAGATCACTAACAGTGATTCCAACTTCATCTAGTCCATCGCTACCACTTGTGAGTGTTGCGCCAGATGAGAATGTAGTGGCAGCAATCAACACAGATTTAGCATTAGATACTGCAATCCAAGAAGAGTTTTGCTCAAGTACATCTACGATGAAGTTTGTCGAGCCGTCATATTTCGTTGCAGTAGGCGAAGTTGACAGGTTTTCCCATCTTTCGAGTACTGTACCAACAACGCCTGAGATTGCTCCATCTGCATCACGAACAACAACGTGTACGCCATTTGTGCTAGGTCCAGCATCAAACAGGTTTGCATCGCCCCACTGAGTAGAGAATGTAGATGCATAGATAGAAGCACCGGTATACTTACTAGTGAATGTCAAGTTAGACTTCCAAGTGGTAACAGGAGTTACTGTATGTGAAGTACCTGCACCAACTGCAACCAAGTCAACCGCTGTGCCAGCGTTTGCGTTTGCAAGAGTCGTTGCTAATTTGAAGTTACCAGCATCTGTACGAATAACGAAGTAGAATCCGCCTTCGTCTAATCCTTCGATTGCCGTTCCAGCTCCTCTAGAGTATTGAACAGCTTGACCAGTTGTGAGTCCGTGTGCTAATTTAACAATAGTATCAGTTGCTAGAATTGCAACTAATCCATCAGAACCATCAAACGTTACTGCCGAACCAGCAGCCGCATCAGATACGGTTGAGATAGCACTGATAACGAGTTGTGTGTTATTACTTAAGGTGACTCTATCGCCAACTCCTGCGTAAGCTGTGATGCCTGCGCTTGTAGTGAAGCCTGTAGCAACACCAGCAGTAGACGAAGGATTAAGTGTCAACGTCTGTGTTCTCGCTACTGCATCAAAGTTACCTGATACGCAGTGAGTTACTGTCAGAGAGTTGCCAAGTTTGCCTTTATACAATGCATCAAAGTTGGTGCTAGTTGCGGCAGCTGCCGTAGCATCCGCTGTACGAGTTACAAACAACGCATCGCTGTACGATAAGAAGTTTGCTGCCGAGAACCAAGTTTCGTGGTTAGTCCACGTTGTGGTCAAGGTATTATCGGTATAGTAAGTAGCTGGTTTGCCGAAACGAGCAAACAGTTCTTTCTCCGATGTAACTAGAATTCTTTGTCCCGTTGGACCCCAACGAAACACACCTGCTATAGCGCCCTCTGTGGTTGCAACGGCTGGGGTGACGTTTGTCAGGTCGATTTCACTGATGTTAACGCCTGGACTTAGTTGAAAAGCCATATCTCATTTCTCCTTGTTTATTTGTAAGTTATAAACTTCTATTATTCTTTATATTTATAAAAATAGCAATTTAGTACTGTAGCCATCTTCCCGATCCAATCATAGGATCATCAATTATCTCATGGTCATCGTAGTTGTTAAAACCGATAGGCAGAAGGCTTTCCATTAGTTCTTCTTCATTTCTGGATCTCAACTTGTCTAATGTATTTATGTCTGTGATTTCTCGGAAAAATAGCTGATCCGTCATCCACGCAAACAACACAAGACCCATTACTAGGTCATCGTGACACCCTGATTCTGCTTCATAGGAGACTCCCCGCCTAGAAAACGTAGAGAGTTCGTTGATAGTTTGGAAATCGTTGATTATAAGTTGATCCTGCTCTATCAACATTTTTAACATGTTGCATCCGACTGACTTTACAGATTTTGTTGTACGTACTCCTTTATCAGAGTTCTTGCTGAATCCAGTCGAAATTCTTTTTCCAGATCTTCCTGCCGATTCTGTAAACATCAGCGTTTCTACCTCAAACTCATAATGAAGAACTTCAGCGACCTGTTCTCCAATATCATTTACTTCTACAAGAGTGTACGCATCGTTATATCTCTTTATAGTTCTATATATGATTTCGGCGTAGTCGATAGGGGTAATTGTGTTATCTCGGTAAATACACGCTTGTTTATACGGCATTGACGTAACATCAATGATGTGAAACGCAGAATAATCTAGACCTTTACCTCTAGATACGTCTACGATACAAGCATACACGTGATCCTTTTCGGGTTGCTCATATACTTTCATGAACTGAGTTTCGCCTACTGGATTACGACTGACTAGATTCTTTAGCTTTGATCCTTCGATCAAAGTGCCAGACGAGCCTAAAAAGTTACACTCAAATTCTTGAGAGAACTTCTGCATATCAAAGTCCATGCCTTCAAGCGTCTCTTTCTTCCACACATCGTCACGACCAGGCACTCTCTGCCATGGCACTTCGATGTAGATGTAACCATTACGATTCTCTCTAGCACCCTCGCAAGTCTTATAGAAGTGGTTAAGACCGTTGGGAGTAGAAGTGAATAGAATCTTTGTTGTATTACCAGAGGAGATTGTTGGGAACACAGATGCAAAGAACTCGTCCCAGTTCTCTACGAATGCAGTTTCATCAATATACAAGAATGCGATAGACTTACCACGAATTGCGCTTGATGAAGTAGCGCCAGCGATAACCTTACATCCATTCTCAAATTCAACAGAGCCTTTGTTCCATTCGATAACACCTTGTTGCAACCACTTGGGCAATGCTTCGTAAGCAATCTTAATACGATCTAGAATCTCACGTGCGGCATCGCC